ATAATATACCAAAACGTGCATCAGTAGATATTGTAGCCATGTTAACGGTTTCACCTGACGCCATAAAAGAAAAACCAGAACGTCTATTTTTTAAATAACACATGCCATAACTTCTGTAGTCTGCTTTGCAAGCCTCCCAAAATATAAAAAATAATCTATTTGATTCACGAAAATCTGGTTGGCCAACATCAATTTTTGACCATTGTAAATACATATAATGAGTGCCGGTTAAAAATATAGGTTTATCTTTGTTTATATACCAAAAACCTTCTTCTCTTCTTTTAAATTCATTATCAATATAATCGTACCATTTTTCTTTAAAGTCTTCTGGATATTCTCTCCAGTCAAAAACTGTTTTTATTTTACTTAATATTTTAGGATAATCAAATCTGGTCCATTTATTATCTTCAAAAGTATAAACATCTTTCTCTAAAGGTAAAGCTATCTTAAGATCTTGTATCTCATATATTTCTCCAACTTGTCCAGTTCTAGATATAACAACCATATCGTGTTCTTCATTATATCCGTATTCCCATTTTTTATACCTATTCATTCGTTTAAGAATTTTAGGCTTTACATGGTTATGTAATATTTTATATAAAGTTTGCTCGTACATTATTTAGATCTTCCTTCAGCAAAACCACGAAATGTAGTTTCTTTTTTAACTTCTTTAGGCTTTTCATCTAACATGTCTTGTTCTTCATTAATACGATTAAGTATTTCAAAACAATCAAATATCGCTAATTTTTTTGTAGCTGCCGCGTTTTTAAGTCTATCAGCTGATATATCATCGTCTGAATCTACTATAGGCTCTTTAGCAATTTTAATAAGTTCTTCAACTGCTATGTGCCCAGCTTGGATTATACTCAATTTCGTTTCCCTGGTATTCATATTTTATAATAATATCATTTGATTTCATACAATAAACTCTTTTGCTATCAATAACAAACTCCCATTCTCTACTATCTTTATAACCCACAAGATCTCCAGGATTAATTCCTAGCGCTTCTAACGAGCTATTACCTATTTTTAATACTCCAATACATTTTTGCTCTTTATCTAAAGATAATTCGTTGTTATTTTTTATTGGCATAACAAAACATCTATCCATAATAGAACTCCATTTGTTATCTTTTTTATGTAGGTAAATTTGATTTGGTTTGCAAAAGTATAATTCTTTTTTAAAGTATTGACCGCTGTTTCTTTGTTCACCTCTAACATCATACCATCTTCTAAAAATATTATGATGTATTATAATTTCATCACCTTTTTTGATATTAGATTTATACGCTAAAGGAACAGAAACTACTATAGCGTTTCTACTGACTAGCTTGTGATCTTCAATACTAGTGTTTAATATTAAAGTTTTATCACCTATTTTTTTTTCATTATTGTATCTACTTTCTTTTGGAGTTACAATAAAGTCATATATACTATTCATTAATATTCTAAGTCATACTCAACAGATATAGCCATGTTAGAATTAAATTTTTTCCATGGCAATACCTCGTTGTTTTTCTTTATATAAATATTATAAGAATTGTCTACATCTTCTAAAGTTATAGCGTGAATAACATGACCACCATATACTGGTTGACCAATAGAATAATGCATTGCTTCGTTTTTATAGTCCGAGCCTATGCTTATTTTTCTTATAATAGAACTCATCTTATTCTTCTGTTTTTTCTATTTCTTGATATGTCCCGTCAACTAAATTAATATTTACTTGACCATAAGCTTCTTCTAATTCTTTCTTAAGCACTTCCATAGCTTCTAAGTCTAATTTATAGCCTTGTAAACATTCTTGTTTTCTAATATCAAGAGATCCTAAATCTAATAGATGTTGTTGAAGTTTTCCTGCGTGTTCTTTAATTTTAGCTAATTCTTCTTCAGTTACTTTGTTAATTTTTTCTTTACTCATTTGATTTAATTTAATTGTTTTTAATTATTTTTTTTACTAATTTATATGTTCCTAGTAAGAACCATGATACCACTACTAAACCTAAAAATGATATAGGGTTAATATATGGATTTGTGTTTGTGTCAATAGTTATTCCGTAGTTTACTACTAATAAAGTTAACACTAATAATGCTGTTAATTTTTTCATTTGATTTAATTTAACTATTATTTAATTACCTATTACTTATTATTACTTATAGTTTTAAATTTTTCCGCTCCTCGCGAACCAAAATAAGCTACGTAAACTGTTGTAGTTAAGGTTTTTAGTAAGCTTATCCACTCTTGCTCTACCGTAAAAGATATGTTTTCGTGACTATCAACCCATATAAAAGCAATGGTCATTACAGATAAAAAAATCAAAGATAATGGGCGTGTGTTTTTACTAAGCCATGAATCGCTTTTCATGTCGCTGTCCCAGCGCTTTGATATTTCTTGCATCTCTGTCATATCTTGTTCTAATAACATTAATGCTTTCTCCTTGTCCTCTGCAGGTAACGCAGGATCTTTATGTATTAAGTTTTTAACTAAACCTAGTACACCGTTGTTTGGTAAAACTTCACCTACAGTGCCTAGTATACTTGGAGCTGCATGTGCTAAGAACTTACCAACTTTTGTTTCGTGAAATTTCTTTTTACTCATAATGCTTCGTAAGGATCTGTTTTGCTATATGCTTCTTTTTCCCAAGGTAAGTTTGGATTACCTTCTTTCATTTTAGATCTTGGATATGTTTTACCTTGCCAATACACATTGTCGTCATCATAATCTAAATCTCCTCTTTTAACTTGATCTATATGTATTTCTTCATGCTCTATAACACTTCTTTCTGCATCTTTTGTTTGGTTTGGAGCTATTAATATAGTGCCGTTTTTATTACCTTTACCTAAACAACCTTCTTCTAATTCTCTTTCATATACTGGAGAACCGTCTATTTTAAATGGTGGTGTTAGTTTAAATGCCATTATCCTGTTATAATTAAGTTATCTCTATTTGATTTTTTATTATTGTTAGCAATTATTGAAGCTGCTGGATTTTTTGTACTTTCGGTTTTTTTATCTTTACCAAAACCACCTTGTGCAACTTCAGAACCACTAATGTTTGTATAAGCTCCTCGAATAGAGTCTAAACCTTTGCTTGTAGTTTCTGTTAAAGCATTACCAACGTCGCCAAGAGTACTTAAAGCTCTTTGAGGTTTGTCAACCAAAAGCTTAGAACTAGTTCCCATTTTTACAACATCCGCAAATTTATTTTTACCTAATACTGTTTCTATGCCTTGACCAAATTTATTATAATTTTTTCCAGTTGCAAAACCTAAACCTCCTCTTAACAGATTTTTACCTTTACTTTCCCAGTTTTTTGATGCTCCAAGAATATTTTGCGCAAATTGACCTTTTTTAGTTTTTCCGTATGTTTTATTAGTTAGATCAAGACCTTTGGTATAATCAGTTATTCCTTTAGTAGTAGGAAGATATTTTGTATACTTGTTAACTTTAGATGCAGCGGCGAGATCACCAGCAACTGGAACTGCGTAAAAAGCATTTGCAGCCATGTTTTTAAAATGATCGCCAGTAGTTTTTCCATCATCGCTTTTTGCTCCTAACAAACTACCTACACCTCTAGCTCCAGATATTAATGCATTAGCCCCATCGGCAAAAGCGCCGTATCCAGGTGTAAAACCTGCAACTCCTAAAGCGTCTTGAGTATAATCTAGTTTGTTGCTAAAAGTTTGGTTTTTACCACCTGCTTTATTATGTTTCTCGTAGTATTCTTCTGTTACATCTTTGTTACCTAAAAACATCTTGTCTCCTCTTGAATTATATGTAGCTTGACCGTTTTCGTCGAAACCTAATTTAGGATTTTTATTATATTTAGAATTTTTCCAAGTTTCGCCTCCTTTTACTTGATCTATTTTAGTTTTAAGATCAACTTGTTTTTTAGCGTCTGATAATTCTTTATCTGTAAATATAGCTTTACTATATCCACCTTGTCCATCAGATCCACCTTTTGGATCCCAAGCTCCACGACCTTTTCCAGCACCTACGGTATTGTACTCTGATTTTGGATCACTGTATTCTGTTCCAGTAACTTTACCATCAGGACCAGTGTATCCCCATTTTTTATCATTTTCACTAGGCTCTATATCTCCATCTTTTAATTTGTCAGCATATCTTTTTGACAATGGAGAGTTTCTAGATAATCCAAAACGTTGAACGTAAGACATTAGTAATCTTTTTTAGCTGATCTTCTTTCGTCTCCTTTGTTACCACCGTAAGCTTGTCTTTTCATACCTTTTCCACCGTACTTACTTGTTTGCTTAGGCGTACCTGAGTTAAACATATTTGATCCTTGCCCATCATCATCAAAAGCGCTAGATAAATTAAAATAAGTTTTACCTTGTGCAGTTAAGTCTCTTGATTTTTGATAGTGAGCTTTTTCGTTTTCCTTTTGGTAGTGTTTGTCGCTATAAGAAGTTGCGCCTGGAGCTTTTCTTCCACTTCCATGACTACCTGGATCAGGCGTAAGCATATCTACAACTTGCGTACCAATATCTCCTAGCATTCTTGTTCCAGTTCTACCTATTTTCTTTAAAGTATCACCTATACCATTTGCCGGAGAGTTTCCGTGATTAGAATGTCTTGACATACCAGCTCTATTGTCTACTGGGTTTATTGTGTTAAGATTTTTTCTTTCTTCTTTAGCAGATTCTCTAGACATTCCTTTGTCATGCTCTTCGTTTTCTAAATAATGTAATCTTGCTGAATCAGAAAGGTCTTTGTTGTAAGCTTGTTTGTCATCATAACGTTGTCCAGATGACATGTGTTTGTGTATTGGGTGTCCCATTGTTTTGTTTTTTAATGTTATATAAATGCTGTTAATTTTCCTGCTGTAGTAAGTGTGTTTGGTTGACCACCAGCAGCAGCAGCACCAACTAATACTTTTTGTATAACAACCGGTAGTATATCACCAGCTGGTACATCTTCAATAAATACTAAATCTCCATTAATAGTTTCTACGTATACATCACCCGCGGTTCCTACATATAATTGAGCTCCTGGAGGAGAAACCTCATTTGCATCATATATTTTGTATGCTGATACAGCTGTACCTCCAGCAAATGGAAATATGTCTGCAGAAAGTAATAATGTAGTATTGTTTACAACTTCAACTATAGTAGCTACTAAAGGTGAATTAGTACCAGAAGCAATTGTTGCGAACATATTATAAACTACCATACCCCTTGAAACACCTTCGTTAAGAATTGATCCATCAGCATTGTAAGTAGTT